TGCCAAGTCTAAAACAATGCCGAGCGGTTACATCAAAGTTTGGAGACAGTCATGAACCGCAGAAAAGGAACCAAGCGTGAGGCCATCTTGAACTACCTAAAGTCTGGCAAGTCCATCACGCCTCTGGACGCCATGCAGATGTTCAACAGCTTTAGGCTGGCAACCATCATCCATGATTTGAGACAAGATGGTTATGACATTGAGACAATCAGCACTGAGACAAGTTCTGGTGTCAGGTTCGCAACATACAAACTGAACGAGGTATCATAGGATGTCTGACAAAGTATTCGACAACAGCAACAATGGCATGTTGTTTGATGCGGCCAACATGAGCGTCTACCGCCAAGGCAAGTGTAAAGTGGACAATGTTGAGCGTGAATTTCTCATCACGCAGACGCACAACAACAAAACGGGCGAAACCTACTTTGACTTGTTTGAGAAGGTCGGTACGGTCAAGCCAAACCGCAACAAGAAAAGCGACAAGTCACCCGATATGATCGGTGACTTTCAAGCCTACCCTCGAAATGATGCGTTAGGCTTTGATGGTCGTTACATGATCTTTGGCAACAAGCGCATCAGCAACAACACGGGTAATGAGTTCACGGCTGTGAGTGTGAAGCCAAAAGAGGATAGGCCATCAACTCAAAACATCCCTGCCGTAGCCTCAACACCCGACCTTGATGGCGCAGAGGTTCATCAGTTTGAGCCAAACAAACCCAAAGACAACCCATTTTGACAATCCTCCGAGGGTGTGGAAAGCTCAGTAGTCCACTAGGCTGAGTGGGCTTTCCTCCCTGACTAGCCCCATCGCTCCGGCGGTGGGGTCTTTTTGTAACCTTGGCCCAGCCAAGAAACTTGCCCTCCGCACCCAAGATGGACAATCCATTGGAAAAGCCATGAAGCAAGCGAGTGACGCTCCTAGAGCCGTATCGGCTGTTTGAACTTTTTTCCAATTTTCCAGAAAAAAACCAGTAAAAAGTAAAAAAAAACCTTTTTTTTCACAGAAAAAAGACCGATACTATAAGAGTTGAAACAAGGGAGACGACAATGATTAGCAACAACAAACTCGAAATTCTGGTTCGCACTTGGGACAAAAAGACACTGCTTGCTGGTGTCAAGCGTCAACAAGAAAACATTGCTGACCTGAAGCATGAGTGGATGGGCACAAGCGCACAGCTGAAACAACTGTGTAAGTTCCAGAAGCGTTGCGATGTCTATCTTGCTGAACTGGCGTCTCGCTAATTTCCCACTAGCCCATGGAGGATGAAATCATGGCTAAAATCGACCACCTCGCCGCACGTGATGGCGGCATCCAATGTTTCGCTGGCCTTGGCAACATGGTTGGCTATGCGAAAACCCCAGAGTTCCTCGCAACAATCTTTATCACACATGGCCTTGCCAATGTGGTGTCTGGTTCCAGCAACATGGACTTTGGCACTGAGGAGGGCTTTGCCACAAATGCTGGCCCAATGGATATGCATGATGAGGCAATCGCCATCTACAACTGGGAAGTTCATGGGGTAGCATCATGAGCATCCGCATTGAGGACCTTGACCCTGATTTCCAGCGCATGCTCCGAGATCAGGGTATCAAAGAGCCGCGCAAGCACACCTT